AATGGCTAGATTTCATAATATAGGTGGTAAAAGGGTACAATTTACAGCAGAAGAAGAAACTCTTAGAGATGCTGAAGAGAAGGCTTGGGCAGACGCAGCACCTACAAGAAGAATGAATAAGTTAAGAGAGCAAAGAAATGCACTTTTAGTTGAAACAGATTGGACACAGAATAGAGATGTTACTCTTTCAAATGATGATGCTTGGAAAACATATAGACAAGCCTTGAGAGATATTACAAGTCAAACACCGACTGATGATGCGTTGAGTAACATTACGTTTCCAACAAAACCAAGTTAAGGAATAAAATATGCCGTATATAGGAACATCGCCCTCTAATGGAGTAAGAAAAAAGTTTACTTACACTGCCACAGCAGGGCAGACTAGCTTTAGTGGTAATGATGACAATGGCATCTCTTTAGTCTACACAGACACAGAGTATCTTGATGTTTATCAAAATGGTGTAAAGTTAGTAGCTGTGTCAGACTACGCATCTACTACAGGAACATCTGTGGTGTTAACGCAAGGTGCATCTGTAAGTGACACAATAGAGATTATAGCTTTTGATGTATTTTCTGTAGCCGACACAGTAAGTGCAACTGATGGTGGTAACTTTGGTGGTAACGTAGGCATGGGTGGTACTCTTAGTGTGACAGGTGCTTTAACAGGTGCAAATGCAACATTAACTACTGCTGATAATACAGATACTTTAACATTAAAATCTACTGATGCAGATGCAAATAAAGGACCAAATTTAGTATTGCAAAGAGATAGTGCTAGTCCTGCTGATGGTGATGTAACAGGTTTTATTGAATTTAAAGTTGACAATGATGCCGCAGAAGCCACTTCTGTAGGTGAAATGAAAATGCACCTCAGTGATGCTAGTGATGGAACTGAAGATAGTGAACTTAACATAAGAACGATAACTGCAGGTACTTTGCAAAACAGACTTAAAATTAATTCAGATGAATGTGCAGTAAACGAGGGAAGTACTTCAGCAGACTTTCGTGTTGAATCAGACTCAATGAGTCATCAATTACATATGAATGGAAGTAATGGAAAGTTTACAATAAATGCAAACTCAGCACAATCACCTGCTTCACACTTTACTTTGTTTTTTGCTTCAGCTTCATACTCTGCTTTTGCAGCACAAGAGACAGATGGTGGTAGTGGAGCAGGATTTTTAATTTGCAGAAAATCTGATGGTTCTACAATAGGGCAGGTCAAAAGAAATGGAACTGCTGATGAAGTGCAGTATGTAACAACTTCTGATTACAGACTAAAAGAAAATGTAAACTATGATTTTGATGCAACAACTACTTTAAAAAAATTAAAGCCTTGTGAGTTTAATTGGATTTCTGATGAAAAAAATACAACTATTACTGGTTTTCTAGCACACGAAGTACAAGAAGTATATCCTCATGCTACGAGTGGGGAAAAAGATGCTATGGAAACATACACAGATAGTGATGGAAAAGAACAAACAAGAATAGAAGCACAAGGTATTGAAAAAAGTGACCTTGTACCATTACTCGTAAAAACTATACAAGAATTAGAAGCTAGAATTACAGCATTGGAGAGCAAGTAATGACCAAAGCAGCAGAATTAGCAAAGATGGGTGAAGTCCTAACCAATTCACAGATTGGTGGGCGAAGGAATATTTTTATTAATGGAGCAATGAATGTGGCACAGAGAGCAACGAGTGCAACTGGTCTTGGTGCTTCAACTGGATATTTTACTGTTGATAGGTGGGAAACATCTATGACAACATCAGGTCGTTTTACCATGTCACAAGTTGCAAGTGGCTTAAATGGTTTTGCTAATGCTATGAAGCTAGATTGCACCACAGCAGATACATCTATTGCAAGTGATGAATTTCTGGTGGTACAACAAAAACTTGAAGGTCAAGATTTACAACAATTAAAAAAAGGCACAAGTGATGCAGAGCAGGTTACAATTTCTTTTTATGCTAAAGTTGTTGGAAGTTCTACAGATGTAGTTTTCAACTTAGTTGATTCAGATAATAGTAGGCTTGTTTCTAAGCTATTTACTCTTACAACAAGTTGGGCAAGGTATTATTGGAATGTTCCTGCTGACACTACTGGTGCATTTAATGATGACAATGCAAAATCATTAACTTTACAAATATTTTTACACGCAGGTTCAAATTATTCAAGTGGAACTGTACAAACCACATGGGGCAGTAACACAACTGCAAATAAAGGAGCAGGTGTAGATTCATTTTTTAGTAGTACGGACAATGAGTTTTTTCTAACTGGAGTACAAATGGAAGTTGGCTCACAAGCCACACCATTTGAGCATAGGTCATTTGGGGAAGAACAAGCTCTGTGTCAGAGATACTTTCTTTTATATGCAGATGGTTCTGAATTAATCGGAGGTGGTGGCTATCAGAGTAGTACCTTTCCAGACGTTGCTGTTAATTTTCCAATAACAATGAGAGCCGACCCAACATTAGTACAAACGTCTGGTAGTGATTATTATGGTATTGTAACACATAATGGTGTGGCTGTAAATTTTGATGACTTTACAGTTGCCTATAATTCTTCACCTAGAAGTCAACTTTTATATCCAAACGAAAATGTGAGTGGAACACAAGGTAGCTATGCTCGTTTTTTTTGTAATAGTAGTGGCAGAATATCTTTTAGTGCAGAACTATAGGGGATAAAGATGAACATTAAAAAAGCAGAATATCGTTATTATGGCTCTGAAACAGAGCCAAACAGTATTAGAGTAGAATTAAATGATAGCAATATTGTACTTTGTGTACCAATAAATTCAGAAAATACAGACTACCAAGCAATCCAAGAATGGGTAGCTGAAGGCAACACAATAGAGGATGCCGACTAACATGGACAGCATAGACCCAATGTTATTCTGGAACATAATCCTGACTATGGTCGTTGTACCATTCGGTTGGGCATTTAACAAGATGTTCCAAGAGGTTAAACGCATACAGATACTCTTGAACAAGACACGAGAAGATTATGCACGTAAGGATGATGTAAAAGAAGATATGCACACACTTATGGATGCAATCAAAAGATTAGAAGATAAGTTGGATAAGATACTGATTGGAAATAGATAATGGCAACAATAACTACAGACGATCAACTCAAAGAAGAAATAGGTAAACTTGCCAGTGGACAACAGGGGGTTATGCCTAAAGTTGAACCCATACTACCTACCGTAAAACAAGATGAGTTACAAACAACAACAGGAACAACTGTAACTGGTGACGTAACTTCAGCCGTTGCATCACCAATAGTACCAATTACTCCTGCAAAACCTGTTGGTCAAGAGGGTGTAGGGCAGATAAGTTCCATTGCAACGAATGTACCACAGATAGGTGAAGCAAAGGTTGCACAGATATCAGATCCTAAAGCTGTTATATCTGATATACCACAGGGAACTGTCAGTCAACAATCTATAGTTGATCCTGCACAAGCAGAGTTAGATCAAAGAGCTACAGTAAAATTTCAACTCGGTAGTTTGTTTGAATCACTCAAGGAGGGTGAAGAGTTACCTGCGTGGGCAGCACCTGCCGTTCGTAAAGTATCAGCAGTTATGCAGGCAAGAGGTCTGGGTGCATCAAGCATGGCTTCTGCGGCCATAACTCAAGCTGTTATGGAATCAGGTATTCCGATTGCAGCCCAAGATGCAAACAAGTATGCGACTATTCAATTACAAAACCTAAACAACGCACAACAGGGTGCTTTGACTAATGCGGCTACATTCGCTGCGATGGATAAAGCAAACTTATCTGCACGATTACAAGGTGCTGTGACGAACGCACAATCATTGTTAACTGTAGACACAGCTAATTTATCTTCACAACAAAAGTCAAACGAACTTAGTTACAGTGCATTGACGCAGGCTTTGTTTAAAGATTCTGCAGAAGAAAATGCACGAAGAGAGTTTAACGCAAAGAATGAAGCACAAGTACAAGAGTTTTTTGCAGAACTTGGATCACAAGTTGAAACAGCCAATGCAAACAGAACTGCTGCAGTACAACAATTCAATGTGGGTGAAGAAAATGCCATGAATCAATTTAACACATCTATGAGAGATGCACGTGATAAGTTTAATGCCAATATGAAGTTTGCAATTGATCAGTCAAATGCACAATGGAGACGACAGATAAACACTGCAGATACAGCGTTGCAAAACGAAACAAACAGAATAAACGTTCAAAATCAATATAATCTTACGCAAAATGCACTGTCTCAACTGTGGCAAAAATATAGAGATAATGCAGCTTGGAACTTTCAAAAGTCAGAATCAGCTTTACAAAGGCAACACGAGATAGGTGTTATGGCTATGGAATTTGCAAATACCAAAGAGTTGTACGATAAAGAGATGAAAGACTCAATAGCTACAGGAGTTGGTAATTGGCTTGGAACGTGGATAAGAGAAGGTTAAAGGAGTTTTTAGTATGGGTCTTTGGGAGGATTTAACAAGTTGGATAGATCCCACAGTGGATTGGGTTGCAGAAGCAGTAGGATATACTGACGATGATTTTATAGATATAACAGGAGATGTGTATCAAGGTCTTACTGCAGGGGAGCAACTTGTTGCAGATGCCACTGACATAGTTGGATTTGCAAAAAAAGGTTATGATGTGTATAGTAAGGTATCAGGTTTTACTGACAAAAGTGGTAAACCAACAGGTAAACCTTACTTTAATCAACCTCAGTTTAGAAAGCAAAGTAGAACAGTCGGACAGCTAACATCAGGCTCTAGAGCATCCACACGAACAAGTCCAATAACAGGTAATCCTGTAAATATAGGATATGCTAATCCTGATGTCAGATCTTATTTGACACAGTTAGCACAAAATTCTTACAATCAACAAATGAACAACATGTTTTCTAGTTATCTTGTAACTCCAACTTTAAGAACTGGACAAAAAACAGTAGGCATAGGTTCGACCACAGTAAGGGGAATATCAAGTAAATCAGCCAAAGCATCTAAGACGGCTAGAACGGCACGAGGTTTAACATAATGATGGAAGATATGAACGAAGAGATGCAACCTATGAGAGGATCTATTGAAGCAAAAGATGAATTTGCTGTAGCACCTCCCGGTCATTCTCTTACACAGGACAATACACGATGGTCATGGGGTAATCCACCTGTAGATGTAGATCCAGAGATAGTACTAACTAAAGCTATTAGTTCACTTAAAAAACGAAAAGTACGTGATGAAATGACAAAGTTACTTCTCACTGGTGTGTCGGTTGAAACTATGGTCGAAGGTTATATATTACAAGGTTTTCACGAGGGAAGATTTACACCTGATGTTGGATTACTTATAAAGCCTGCATTAGCCACTGTCATAGCAGGAATGGCAGAAGAAGATAGTATACCCTATCGTATGTTTGAAAATAAAGATGCAGGTGATGAAGATAAGATGGATGATAAAACATTCTTCAGGATGTTAAAAGTTAACAACCCACGTATGTTTAGTTTTATAAAAGAAAATATAAATGAAACAATACGTGAGGGTAACAAACCACCTGAAGAAAACTTTTTAAATGCACAGTTAACAACGGAAGAAGAAGAACAATGAGTTTTGCACTAGGTTTCGTAAAAGGTTTAGTTGGTGGCTTCACAGAGAATATAAAAAAGGAGCAAGAAGCTCGTGGAATGGATGATCAGCGACTTGCTGCAATAGAAGATACCATGATACAGGCATCTCTTGATCCTAAGAAAAGAGTTCCTGAAAGTCTAGCAACTATGGTAAGAGATGCAAAAGCAGGACTTAAAAAGAGAGGTGGTATAGATATATTCGGTAGAGCAGGACCTAGACTTGAATTAGATATAAATAAGATTTCAGGTTTAATGAATGAAGTTGATGATGAAAAGTCTTTTTATGATTTAGGCAAGTACAAGATACCGATTGCATCTGATTTTTATGAACCAAAAACTAAAGGTATATTTAAAGCCAATACGTTTTTCCAGACATTTCAAGACTACATAAAAGCTAATCCTGATAAAACTGTTGAAATTGTAGATTATTTAAACAGTGATGAGGGATCTTTATACAAACAAGCTTTCAACAATGACTTTAGCAAGTTCGGAGGATATTGGAATAAAGCAAACTTAATTAAACAAACTTCAATAGATGGCAACACAACCATCCTTAATAAAGCTGATTTTGAAGGTAGTTTTGGTCTTTTTCTAAACGCTTTTAAGAATGTTATAACAAATCAAAGATCACAAAGTGATATAGAAATAGATAGTTATATAAATAAGTTTGATGAAAAAGAGGATGGTAGCAAAGGAGCAATCCCAAAAAATAGTTTTGTATTTTACAACAATGAAGGCAACATTGGTCTGTTTACTTTTAAAGATGTTGAAAAATATAGTGCATTAGATATGATAGCGAGAGAAAATGGATTTGACATGAAAAACAATGTCAGTAAATTCATTGAAGCTTACAGAAAAAGTGTTCAAAAAGATAGACCTACCATATCTTTTACTGAAGATGGCAAAGTCAGATTTGATACGTCTACTAGGAAACAACAACTTCAAACCTATCTTCCCAATTTATTTTATGCGATTGATTTACGACAATTAGGTGCTAACAAAGATTCAGCAAATTTAGACGATGAAGAGAAATTAAAGATACTTCAATACGCAGGTAAAAAGGCATTAACAAGAGGTCAAATAATACAATCTATAGCTCCACTTATGCAACCTGATGAAAACAACAAATCATTCTTTGGAAGTATGATAGGTTATGAATCGACTACAAGTTCGGTAGATAAAGAGAAGTTGTTTAAAGAATACGTGGGTATGAATATAAAAGATTTTACAGATGGATACAATGCCACTAGAGATACTGTAAAAAAAATAAATGAGTTATTAGTTGTCATAAGTAAAACAAGTGCTACAGGAGCAATAACAGAAGAGCTAACTAAATTTTTTGCAAACGTAACTTTTCCAGTTGGAGGTACTATCAAACAACTTGCACAGATGATAGCAAGTGGAGATCCTAAACGTGGTGATACTTCTGTAAAAGATCTTGAAGATATTATAACTAGAGTAAAAGGTGAGGGTTATAGTATTTATGGTGATGCTTTAAATATTGGTTTGCAAGACTCTATGGTTATCTATTTAGCAGCAGCTATGGCTAGAGCCGTAGATCCATCTGGTCGATTATCTAACCAAGACTTTGAAGTACAAATGAGAAGATTGGGTGTTTCTGGTTTGTTTACTTCAAAACCAATGAAAGTTACTATGTTAAGAGATGTTGCAGATGACTTTAACGAAAAATTTGAAAGAATAGAAATTATAAATGACATACTTAAAGATAGCACTGGTAAAGGTTTAAACAAGAGACAACTACAACTCCTGATGGCTAATGAAAAATTAAATGGTTTGTTGGATGCTGTTACTGGTGCAGAAATTGGAAAGCCTAAAAAGAGAAATTTAAATGAAATGCACAAAGGTAGAAGAAGATATGTACCAGAACTTGAAAATGGAAAGCCAACAGGTAGATACATAGATAGAAAAGAAAATTTTGCAAAAATACAGGGAAGTGAGTTTAAGTAAACATGGAACTTCAAGAACAAAACATACCGATGGTAGATCCTCAAGAGGGAGAAAACGTACTTCCTATAAAAGATGAAAAACCAGTTGTTGAAAATGTGCAAAAAACTAAAGAACCACCTGTAGACAACAGAGGTGTAGATTTAGCTGTGCCTGCTGAGTCTGATAAAAAAGATCCTGTAAAAGAAACCAAAGATCCTGTAAAAGAAACCAAAGATCTTAGTAAAACATTTGTGCCTGACGAAGCATCTGTAACCAAACCTATAATAAGAGGTAGAAGTTCTAATTATTTTTCAGAAGAAGAGCCTGAAGTACGAGATCCAAGTGTTGCAAACATACCACGCTTGGATTTAATTCCGGGGGTAGTCACCAAGAAAGGTGTGACAGCAGGAATTTACGGTCCTGAAATGAAGGCAGAAGCTGAAAAAAGTATAGCAGAACTTCAACAAGTTTTTACTTTTGACGCTTTAGTAGACATTGTTAATAACAAAAAAGATGCACCACCTGAAATAGGTGAAGATAATTTTCAAAGAATTAAAGATGCTGTTTACATATTAAATAATGCGTCACAATTCCCTGATGATATAAATGATGCTAAAGATATTGTGGACAGAGGTGTAGAGGTAATTAACTCTACCAGAAAATCTCAAAAGTTTCCTGTGGCTTTTACTCGTGATGACGTATTTGCTCCTACGAAGAAAGCTTTAGAAGAAAAAGATTTAAATGAATATGATTTATATGATGCACAAAAAGTTTATTTTCAAAGTAGAAAAGAATTTTATCCGTTAGTACAAACTATAGGTGATAACATAGGTGCATTTAATGTAGACGATAAGAATGTTATTCACGAAATACTTATGAAAAGAGTGACCACTGGAGAGTTTTGGAGAAACTTAACACAGACTGGTAGTGAGATAATAAATCCATTTATAGTTGATCTAGTACCATTCATAGCAACTACTGTCGCAGATGGCACTTACTCAATAGCACAAGGTCTTAGTCAAAGTGGTAACTTTATAGACGAAGCACAAAAAGCTTGGAACTCAAGAGAACCAAAAAGAGAAAAGTATAAGCAAGCGTACAAAGACTTTATATTTGGATCAGATCCAGTTTTAATGTCCGATTATGTAAACAAAGCGATACATGAAGAACTTGATGATTTACTTGCAAATAAAAAAATAACTCCTGACCAACATAAAAAATTAACTACTTTTACAGATATTGACGGTAAGGTTAAGAAAAGAAAAATAGTTAGTGAAGATCAAGCACAGATGTTTCTTAATGAGTCTTTACAACAACTAAGCACTTTTAAATCTGCACTATTGTTAGCAAGTGAAAACTTAGGGGGTGCTTACGGAATATCAAAATTAAAGGCAGCAGGTGCAAAAAAATATGTACAAAATTTACAAAAAACTGTAGACAAGTATAAAATAGAACAAGCCACTCAAGGGCAGTTTAAGTACGCAGGTATGGGTACTATTCAAGCAGCTCGTGCCATGAGAGCAGACCTTGAAATATTTCCTAAATTTAATGAGGATAAATTTAAACTTGGTTTAAGAATACTTGAAAATGAAAAACAGTTTGTAAAAATGAAAAAAGATTACAGCAAAAAAGTTGCAAATCTTGAAGCTGTGAAAAGATACTTAATAAATAAAAACATAGACCCTGAAAAAAATATTAATTTCGTAAAAAGAAAAAAAGAAGTTCAATCATTAAGGGGTAAAATATTCCGTAATGTTGTATCAAGACGAACAAAACCTATATTTAAAGATGCTATGGGCATAGCCTTTCCTGTAACTTTGACACAACTTGTTGCAACAGAGACAGCAGAAAAATTAGAGTTCTTAGATTATTACTCTGCACAAGGTATAGGTTCTTTAATACACATGGCAGGGTATCTTAAAATTCCCGGCACAAAGATGAAAACGTTCGGAGATCTTCCGAAGATGACTGTTAACTTTGTTCTTTCACAAGTTGGAAATGTTAGAGATGTAATTCTAGATCTTGGTGCTGTGTCAAAGTACACTGATGAATTATTTAGAAGTAAAGATTTAAAAGAGTTTGATCTGTTAGTAAGACAAAGACCTGAACGAGGTGGCAAGGGTCTTACTTTAAAAGAGAAAAATGGTTGGAGTTATATCACAAAACTTGCATCTATACTTCCTGCTGAAAGAAGAAAAGAAATTCTATTAAATTTAAAAGAACAAATTGATGCAGAAGAAGCTGTCATAAGACAATTTCCACAAGCAGAACAACAAAAAATACGTGACATTGTGACAGCAACTTTTGCACAATCATCACAATTAACTTGGTTAAAAAGTGCTTATATATTACAAAACAAAGAAATACAACTGGGTGACATGAATAGCATATATCTCATGGAGAATGTTCAAGCGTTACACAAAGCAAAAGAAGAACGTCTTGAGTTTCTTACTCTTGCCATAGATAACATGAGACGAAAGTTGATAGGCAGAACAGATGTAAAAGACGCCAGTGCCGTTGAATCTTTTGTAAAACAGTACGATGATTTGTTAGAAGCAGAGCGACAAAATCTTATATACAATCAAGAAAAATTAGATATGGATATGGATGCACTTCTTGAGCATGTATTTTTAGATCAAGATAAAAACATAGATCCAAAAATATTAGATACTTTATTTGACGGCAATGTAGATTTACAAAAAAGATTGCAACCGATTGTTAATGAAGGAAAAGCCATAGAAAAAACTGCTACTAAAATATTTAATCTTCTTGCTACAAAAGGCAAATCAATAGCACAAAACAAACAAAGTAAAGATTTCGTTAATAAAAGTGCTTTAACTTTAGAACAAGTTTTTGACAATCATATAACTTCATTTTATGCTAGGGGTAAAGCAGGATATAATGATTTAGATACAATTTTTAAAAATGAAAACAGAACTATTGACATAACTGAACTTATGTTTGAGTACAAAGAGGTAGCTGATCCTGAAAAAGCTAAAAACTTTATGGGATTTTTTAGCAAGACATCTGAATTTTATAACAGCACACCTAATAAAAAATTATATGTTGCTTTACGAGAAATGGCTAAACGCTCACTCAAAGGCATTAAAGGTAAAGAATATGATGAACTATATGAATTACACACAAACCCACAAAGTGATTTTTATATAGGTAAAAAAGACGATGTTGACGAAATGGACATAGCCTTATATTGGTATGAAAAAGGAGACTTAAAAGCTTTCAAAGCCTTGCCAAGTGAAGTCACTGAATTGTACGCATCTTTCAGAGATTATGCGTATAGACAAGATGCTAAATTAGGCAAGAGTGAAATGTTCACTAAATTTAGTAACAAAGCTCAAAGTATATTAGACCTTGTCAAAGAGCAAGCACCTGATTATTTTGACGCATTTGAAAAAGCAAATAAAAATTACAAAAAAGAAGTTTTTGACAGAGTAGATGGCAATGGTGTTTTAACAAAATACATGAAATCAAAAACAGGTAGAGTTCCAGAGATAACAAAATCAGGAACAAACGTGTTTTATTCAAACAATTATAAAGGTAAAAATCCACAGCAATTAATTTTAGAGTTTGTTCCAGACATGGAAAATTATTTGCAAACAGGAAAAGATATAAACTACATAGATTTCACAAATAAATTTAATGAGTTTTATAGACAGATGTCTGACTTTACAACTGATGGTAAAGTGCCTGTATTTAACTTAGATGATGAGTTAGGGTTAGCTAAATACGAAGCATTTAAAGAAGCCTTAACAAATATGATGTACAGTAATTGGGCAAATAAGTATTTAAAAATATCACAAAAGTTTGGAAAAAGACAATTCATAGAAGAAACTGAAAACTTAACACGAGGTTACAATTTTGCTCAAATAGACGGTGAAAAATTAAAAGAGTTATCTGAAGCTACAAAAGTAAATGTTCTCAAGAATGGAAAAATTGTACAAGAGAATATGTTAGATTTTACAAAGTTAATTGAAGATGAAAACGACATTGTTAAACTTTTAGACAGATGGGAAGGTGCTGCAAAAACTTACGAAAAGTTTAAAAGAGTAGGCAATAAAAAAATATTAAATATGATAAAATCAGAAAAGAGTTTATTAAATAGAAGAAATAAAGCTATTGAAGAAATTGGAAACATCAGTGGATTTAAAAGAAATCCATTAGGTTTTTATCAAGAGTATGTGTTAAATGGCACGGCAGATGAAATTGCGAGAATAAGATCAGAAGCTATAAAAAAAGGTTTTACAAAAGATGAATTTGATAACGCATTAATATATTTAGTCAATAAGGGTATGGAAGCTGCGGCCGACTTAAAAACAATCGCAGGTAAACAAGTGCCTAGTTTTGATGGTAAAATGACTTCTTTAGTAGGATTTCACAATCCAGAAAATTTACTTAAAGATTTACGTGAAAAAAAAGATGTATTTAGTCAAATTTTAGGTGCAGAAGTAACAGAAAATTTTGAACAAATTGTTGATTTACTTGTAAAAGAACGAGATGCTTTTGGTGATGTTGACAGAATAAGCGGCATGGTCAAGGGTATTAGTAATAACGAAGTCATAAGTAGAGCGTTCAACTTAGCTAGAGGAATGGTTAGTCCTACCTATGTTGGTGCTGAAATAGCATTTAGATTGGCATCTAACGCAGGCATAGAAATGTTACAACTTGCAGGTTCAAGCAGAGAAGCATCACGTTTGATGAGACAGATGTTAGAAAATCCTGAAAAATTAACACCTGCAGAAATAAGTAGATTTGGTGTTTTAGCAACAGACTTTGTACTTACAGAATATGCACGAATGGACATAACTCTACCTAATTGGTTTCTAGGTGGTGACAAAGAAGAAAATCAGACTACATAAGGAGAAAATAAATGAAAATGTATAACAATGGACAACGCCCACAAAAGATGTATGGTGGTGGTATGGCTATGAGAAAACCTATGATGATGGGTGGACTTGCTGAAAAGAACAGAAGTCAAAACACTATGACACCCAAAGCCAAAGACTCAATGGGCATGATGACTGAACAGAAGAAGTTCGGTATGGGTTACAATCTTGGTGGTGCAATTAAGAAGTTTGAAAATAAAAGCAATGGTGGTAAAGCAGGTGGCATACCTAAAACACCAAAACAAAAAGAGTTTGCAGCTTTAGCAGACCCAAAAGATAGAATAACTTTAGCAGATAGAATAAAGGGTGCGAAATCTTAAATATAGTTTCGTGAACCACTCATTATATCATCAGCACTTTTCCTCAAATACCGAAGCAGTGATGCAACCTGACTTGTGCCACTATACATAGGCAACCCAGTATTCAATTCTCGTTCGAGATCGTCAGGGGTAACTGCTTCGTAGTTCATCTCCACATTCCCCTCTTTATTTAAAAATACTTCTAATGAAAATAGTTTCGCTTTAGTTTTTGATATCATGGCAAGGACTCAATTGACTTATCTGTAGGTTATAACAATCAGCTTTGAATGTATAGCCGTTGTTATAATCAATATCCCCTTTTCTGTATAGGGTGGCTTCTTTGTAAAAGCTCTGTTTGGATATGCCACCAAGAATCCAAGCTTTAGTTAAATCTGTAAGTATGCGAACAAACACATACGCATCACAATCTTGTTTAGTTCCATGCAACGCTACAGAACAATCATAAAAAGGTTTAGGCTTAGAGTTACAACGCTTGGTCTTAACATCTATTCTCATCCCATCCTTCACAAGATCGTAATCGTATGTATTCATCTGCTCTGCTTCAATACTATCAGCAACGATTATCTCACCTATCGCACCTACAACGTTGCTAGTGCCACCTGTAATACTTCCCTGCAATATGCCCACAGTAGAAGCTTTTTCCCTCGCACGGTTCATATAATCGTCATTGATCGGTATCTCTATCATTAGCTTGAACTCAAGTCCACGACTTCACAGGCATCTGCTGTACAGGCTAACTCACGAGATCCACTCGTATTATCTTCCTTTTCATACATAGAGAACTTAGTCCAGTCGAGTGACGATGGTACACGCCCATTCCATTCGAGATATTCATCTGCATCTATGTCCTGATAAGGAGCTTGTTGGTAGGTGTGATCAGAGAATGGTAAGAATGATACCCCTGATGCAATATCAAAGTTCTCATACAACCACGCACCCACTTCCATCCATTCACTTTCTTTTACAGAAATAGTAACAGACGGCTTGTGTTCACACCAATAAAGTGCATAGACTTTCCATAACTCTAGTTGTTCTATTGCACTCATCTCTGTCCTAGTGATAGCACCACTAGGGGATTTCATTGGAAACGAAAAGACAGTAACACTATCAGGTTTTGTGATATCAGGTTCAAACGGTATGTTCTCCTCTTTCATGAATTGTGTAAGTGGATCTTTGTTATCACCACGTACAGTTCTTACATAAAAAGGATTGTGTCTAGCGTGTATACCTGACGCTGAATCAGTGAGTTGCGATACAGTACCACTTGGCTTTACACATGTAATAGCTGTGCTTCTTGGTATGCCAATCTTCTGTGCATACTCTTTGTTTGTATCTACTGCAACCTGTTTCATTTCCTGTAACCAAATCTTTGAATCTGTCTGTCTAGCCAACACATAATTATCCATGATACCAGTTAATGAAACACCTAACAAGCGTTCTTCTTCAGTATTTGTTTTCCATATCTTTCGTAAGTATTTTAAATCTGTAAGAGTAGATTGAAATGTACCCAAGATAGTTGCAATCCTTACTTTGGATCGTAAGCTTATCAAGTCATCACCCTCACGAACTACGACTTCAGATAGATTACAGAACTGATATGGTCTAAGTATAATCTCACTACATGGATTAGTACCCCACATGTGTCCTGTCTGTCGTCTACCATTCTTAGCAACTTGATCATCTGCAGCCTTACGGTTGAACATACCACGTTCACCTGACTTAGACTCATACAAGGCTAACCATTCTCTCATGTAAGTTTCCATACTTGGCTTACCTTTGTATGCTACAGAGTTGTTAGCTAAAGATCGTTGTCCTTCGTTTTCCCACCATTGACCTGTCTTAGCATGAGCCATTTGATCATCGTTTAGGTTAGATAGACTGATCAATGCAGATCGTCTCACTCCACCAACCACAACAACCTCACCAACTTTACACATAATATCGTGGCACTCGATAGGAAATAGTTTTCTACCTTTTGCTTCTTTGAACTTATCTATTGTAAACTTAAATAGGTTGACCAACGGATCAGGTCCTGATGCTCTACCACCCATAACTTTTAGTCTTGCACCTGCAGGTCTAACGTTAGATATATCCCAAGACGGTATCATCCCTGAATACAGTAATGCAACGAGTTCACGAAATGATTTTGCCCATCCTGCCTTGCTATCTTCTACAATAATAACAACGTCAGAGTCTTGCATGTTTTCGCTGACGATAGGTAGCTTGTCTACATTCTCACGTTCAACACTAAATCCTACACCTGTACCACACATAAGTATGTACATCGCTTCATCGAAAGATCGTGGACTATCTACAGGTAAATAGCTACAGTTGTAACCACACACGTTATCTCTTTTCAATGCCTGTCCTGCAGTCATCAAGGCTCTCATAGATGGCATAACACTAAGGTTGGTTATGTATTCTTCTATGGCTTGTTTATCTACCTTATCTATCTTGTAGTTGTGCTTTTCAAGTAAAGCTTCTTCCATAAAGTTTATGTATCTTGAAACTGTTTCACCCCAGTTTTCTCTTCTTCCTTCTTCATCAAGCCAACGAGCATATCGTGATTTGTGGATGAACTCTTGATATGATGTTGGTAGCATATTAGACGACATTCTTTTACCCCTTTTTTATTTTGATTAATTTATTTAAATACCATCGTGCTTTTTCTAAATCCTCTACACCGTTCTTGTATGGGTATCTGCATAGATACTTCATAATGTTTCCTTGTAGATAAAATTCAAAACCATCTCCAGTTACAGAACCTATCATATCTATAGTTTCTATACTGGCCGCATTGTAGTGTGGTGGATGGTCAACCATACTACTCATCTCTATATTATCAGACTGCATATTTGCCTGTTCTTCTTTCATTCTTTTCCTCATGTACTCTATATGCCTTAACATTATTCTTTACCAAAATCAACCTTAATTACATTATCTTTGTATTTTACTGTCTTGCCTTCTTCGTCAAGCACCTCACCAAACATTCGCTTAGATACATAGTTGTATGCAAGCTCTGATGTACCAAAGTTAAATACTTCTTCGCTCTTACCCATAAGTAATCCAACAAGACCCTCATGTATTATTGTCA